CGTTGAGATACTTTACGCCCCCACACGTACGGAAATTGAATTAGATTCTCGTCTCCCGGATAACGTAATAAAGCTATTACGAGGTAACAAATTAGGCTCTGCTCTGTCAGAACTTGCTACCACTTCTAAAGATAAGTTTATTAAACGTGTTGCTAAAAGACTTTCGACGCTTGTTGGTGATACACAGGTGCAGATTGCTTCGCCAGCTAAACTAAGTTCAATGGGGAAAGGAATTGGATCAGAGGGAATACCTGCTGGTCTATTTGTTGCTCCAGACAACACGATCTATCTCAGCGAAAAGTATTTAGATACTCATAAGTTACTGCATGAAATGACTCACGCAGCTACTTTCAACACAATAGGGAAGCCTTCACATCCTGTAACTACTCAACTACAGAATCTTCGTAGACAAGTGCAGCCTTACATGGCTTTGTACTACGGTGGCATGAATCCCCAGAAGTTAGAGAACCAGTTTATAGCTGAAGGTGTGAATCCAGAAACTGCAAAACGTAACGCTGAAACCATAGCGTTGAATGAATTTGTAGCTGAAGCATTTTCTAATTCTAAGTTTCAACTTGAACTAGCAGGTATAAACCCTAAAGGCGAAAAACTTAGCGCGTGGCAGCGACTTCTTAAAACGACTATGGACTTTCTTGGGCTTGGTAAATTTGGCCCTAAGACTGCTCAGCGTGAAGCAAGTCGTATGATAGAAGAAATCTTAGCCCCTGCTGCTAAGGATCGCTATGGGCCTACTTTGCGGTCTATGAGCGATAGGGAAGGTGTTACAGAAATAGCGGATCGCATAAAAGATACTCGACGTGACCTAAAAAGCAAAGAAGGGCGTAAGGCGGCTGGAGCTAAACTAGCGCGAGATATTTCCGCTGTGCTAGATAAAGATTCCACACAGGGAAAACAAGGTAAAAAAGTAGTTTTAGGGCTTCTACCTAACCAATCCGTATTGGATATAGCTGAGCATCGGGGTATAACTGGCGCTAAAAAAGTTCTTACGGCTATAGAAAATCAACGCGGTGATCTGACCATATCAGAACAAAACACTCGTAGAAGGTTGACCCCTATATTCAGGTGGGCTAACAACGCATCTGAAAAAACAATGAAGGCTTGGAATAATTTAATCTACGACAGCACACTAGATGAAGTAGATCCCGCTCTTACTCCCACACAAGCTAGAAAAAAGTACGGAAAAGAAACTGTAGAAGGCACTGACCAGCTAAAAGTAGACCGTCACAAAGAACTACACGCCATTTATATGGGTGCTACGCTCGGCAAAGANGGTAGGCAAGCCTANGACAACTTGCGACAGTTTTATAAAGACCAGTACAACGAACTGCTAAACGCACTCAAAGGTAGAATCGACAACGCTAATATTAACGACGAGCAAAAAACAACGCTCAAAAATGAACTGCTTAGTAAGTTATTAGAACGNACAGGTGTAGATCCGTACTTCCCATTGACTCGTGAAGGTACACATTGGCTAGCGGTAAAGAATCCAGAAGCCCTGTCTGAGTCTGCTGTATTTGCGTTTAAGACGCAGGGAGATAGAGTCAAAGCGGCAGAAGACTATGCTGCACAAGGGTTTGATGTAGAAGTATTCAATCCTGATGAGTCTAATGTCTACACTGATCCCCCATCTGGATCTTTTATATCGCAAGTGCTTGGCGTACTCAACGCTAATGATGCAGCGCCAGACGTAAAAGAACAGGTAATGCGCTTGTTCCTTGAGTCATTACCAGAATCCTCTTTCGCAAAGGGGTTAATTAANCGTAAAAAGACCTTGGGTTTTGATGTTGATGCGCTAGAAGCAGCCAGAACAAAAGCGTATGACTTNGCGCGACAGACAGAACGTATAAAAAATACTAACCGCATAATGCGCTTGAAGGACGAGTTTTTAGAGACCGTACCTAAAGGCCGTAAGGACAGTGCGGTGATTGCCGAGGTGGTGAATCGTGCTAATTTTGCAGTCAATCCACCCAGAGATACCGTCGCTAAAAATCTAAACCGTGGTGCGTTTATGTGGACTATCGGTTGGAACCCTTCGTCTGCAATAGTAAACCTGTCTCAGATACCTCTGTTTGCTTACCCAATGCTCGCTGGTAAACATGGCTATGGGAATACTCGTAAAGCTCTTGGCGCTGCAACGAAACTGTTTATGGGGTCGCCCTCTAACAAGTCAGCAGAAACTTTGTTCGGAGACAACACTACGCCTGCATCTGTAAGAGAAGCACTCCGTGAGGGTGGTGTAGGGCAAGCTCTTGAAGCCATGCAGGACAAGGCTTTGAAATCAATTGATAACTACTACACGTTNACTAGGGACAGTGATGGCTCGTTAGTTTTCTCAGTGCGCGAAGACTTAAACCTACCCAAGGACACGGTAACTAGGTTAGACAATCTTAAGCCTTTGATAGAACTAGCAGCCCGTCGTGGGCAGCTCAACTCATCATTCCTAGCGGAGACACTCAACGTAGATCAATCGGGCCGAAAGCAAAGTGTTCCTGATGTAGTGACGAACATATCTGCNTTGATGTTCCATGAAGCAGAGGTAATGAATCGTCAAGTAACGCTAATCACTGCGTACGATCTTGCACTNAACAAGTTAACAGGTGGTAAGAAGCCTACATTTGAACAACAGCAACAAGCCGCAGAAGAGGCAATATACGAAACACAGCAGATTAACGGTGGTGCAACCCTAGAAACTGGCCCACGCTTTGCGCGAGAGGGTGTTGNTGCGCGTGGCTCTGATGTACAAGAACTACGGCATCCAGATGTACTACACGATGCTCAAAACCGGAAAAGAAGCACTTGATATAGCGCGAGCTTCTTTCGCCAGAGACCTTGAATCAAAGAATATAGCAGCAGGTATGAACCTAGAGACTGCAAAAGCAGCAGCCAGTGCCGCAGCCGATGCTTTGCGATCTGATGCAGCAAGACAGCTTGCAGGAGTTCACCTATCCGCGTTGCTCTTTGCAGGAGTGCAGGGAATACCAATATACGGTGCAGNAACNATGNTNNCNGANNTNTTTTTCTTAGGGGANGATGACGAAGAAGCTGANTTTTATGTGCGCCGTGCAATAGACAATGAANTGTTGTACCGAGGTCTAGTCTCTGANCTTANTGGNTTCGACGTAGCTCAACGTGTGAAGTTAACCGACTTGTTGTTTGAAGCTGACAGGTTTAACAGTAATCCTTCACCGGAGGAAGAGCTTATGCACCTTGTAGGTGGCCCTGCGTGGAGTGTGTACTCCAGAGGTAGAAAAGGTATTGATAAGATAGCAGAGGGTGACTTAGTAAGAGGTATGGAAGACTTGCTACCGGGAGCTGTCAGGAACGCAATGCAGGCTGTCAGGTTCGGTATAGAAGGGGGTATCCGCACTCGGCGTGGCGACTTTATGTACGACGACATAACAGCCGGTGATTTGATTGCCAAGGTGTTTGGGTTCCCACCAAACGAATACACCAAGGAGATGGATGAGGCTTCNGCTGCTAAGAGGATGTCAGATAGAGATATAGCTAGACGNGCAANNCTATCGAAAAAACTGTTCATAGCTAGACGGTACGGAGATTTTGAAGCAGAAGAAGATATACGGCGCGAGATGGATGAATTTAACGCTTCATCAGCGGTAGCCAGAAATCCTGATCTATTTATAGATGGTGAGTTCCTAGATAGATCGTTCGCTAGGCACGAATCAACAAGTGCAGAAATGCACAATGGCGTACTACTACCCAAAAAGGTAAAAGCTATTGTAGAAGAAGACGGGTTTTTCTAATAGAAGCCCTCTACNGCGCTTGGAAGGGGAGAACGCAGTAGAGGGGACAAGTTCTATTGGAGGAGACCATCAACCTTGTCGGGCGGGATCGTATCACAAGATTCTCCAAACACGAACACCCAAAAGTGAACTTTCTACTCGCGTCTTAGCTACGATGTCCCATCCTTTTCTTTCGATGCAGATAGTCTTCACTTGTTGCGTGGCTTTGTCTGTATTGACACATGGTATAAACACAGAGCTACCGATAACCATAGCCCCCCAATCGACCACTATATGAACTCCATCAGGAGTTAAGTCATCAAGTTTTACTACGGACATCAAGAACCATGTCTGCGTACCAACTTACGTATCTTGCCGCCCTTACGATAAAACCGCTGTGTAATGTTGCTTACCTTGGAAGGAGATATTCTCAACATATCAGCTATACCAGACCTAGTTACCCCTTGTTCCTGTAGAGATATGACTTTTTCTGCAAGAGCTATGTCGATCAACTGACGTTCGGCGCTGCTCTTTTTCACCGCGTTCGGTAACGAGCCGTTGCGCCCCCCTCTATTNTTCCTTAACTCCTTGACCCTCTTCTGCGCTTGTATCGCTTGCAGAAACAACCTGCTCATCATCTCCTCCTAGTTTCATTTTCACTATTAATACGTGCTGTGCGTCTGTCCTAAACTGAGTACCCTTCGTCAAACGCACCTTCCCTCGTTTAGCACCCATCTTCTTCATCAGATCACTTACAAACGCGCTGTAGTTCACCTGCTGTGCAGCGCACCAGACTTTCAGCGGTTTCGGTGCTAGGTATACCTGCTGTATATCTGTTTCGTATCGTGCGACCAACTTACCCTTCGGCAGTGCGTCTGGTATGACTAATGAGTCCAGCCCGTTCGACTGCTTTCGTAGATCATCGGTGCTTTTAATCATCAGTATGTTGTTGAAGTTTTCGTTTAGATACTCGTTCAATGTCTGCCTGACCGACACGCCCATACCACTAACTGAGTCCATGTTGTGCTTCAGTAACTTGATAGACCATTTGAACAACTCCTTCGTGTCGTAGTCTATGAGTCCTAACTTCTTGGCAAAAATAGCCCCCGTAAGTGTGCAAGCAACTCCAGCAGACCAAAACCTGTTCTCAGATGTTAGCCCTGCTACCGTATCTACACGCTGCTGTACCTCTTTGAGCTTGGCTCTTACATAGTCGAGGTTCTGCATGATGTGCTGGATNTAGATAGTCCCAGCATGTCCGTAGTTAGCAGCTACTGCTTCATCGAACAGGTCGGTGTCACGCTTCTCTTCTGTGGTGCCAAATACCTTCTGTGCAGGCCATTCCATCATCCGCTGCGCTTCTGCTTTCGGCGCTTGTTTCTCCAGAGCAATGCGCTCTATAACGCTGGCGTTGCCCGTTGTAACCGCTAGAAACTTCCAAGGTTCTCCCCTAGTACGTTCTAAATTAGCACCACCTGCCATGCGCCCACGTTGCTGNCCTGACGATAGCTGATACGCTAGATCGCTGAGTCTTTTGCTGTGCTCGTTAGTCAGTTCGTCCACGTAGAACGGTAGATTGTGCAGCACTTCTGCACGGTTAAANTTCATGGAGTCTGTGTCTCGCTCTTCTAGCATGAGAGCCTTNTCATACCCCCACACCGATGCTGCTACGCGGATAGCTGCGGTCTTACCGCATCCGCTGATCGCACTGTGTAAGTGGAGCGCACAGGCATTTTGTGGGAAAAAGTGCATGAGCGGTGATCCAAACGCAGTACATACAACGTACTGGTGCATCACAAGTTCCGGCCTAGTCGTATAGAAGTTCGCCATAGCTTTCCATCCGTCCAAGGTGCCCTTTGGCTCAAACTTAGAAAGCAGCGCCGCAGTCGGGGTAGATGGTGGGTTATACCGAATCTTGTTAGGGTGTATTTCTTTGTCGCCAACTACGAAAGCTGAACACTTGTCGTCTATCCAACCGAACTGTCGGTGAGCCGTATCTGCTGTAGTGGAGGCTTGTAATTCGTTTACCCAAGTAGTCATGTACTGTATTAGATCGTCTGGTCTTGTTACTGCAACGCCCTGCATGGACATTGTTTTTCTAAACTCTTCGCGGGACGTGACCGCNGTCAGCGGCATTGTAAACTCTCGNACACCGTCTTTTGGTAGATGTAATCGACAAACAACTGACTCCCCTGCCTCCACATCGACCAAGCGTTTAATGACATACAGATCGTTGTGGTAGATGGCACGTTCGTCTATATCCCCGTCCGGCCCAACGCTACGGACATATATGCCGCCACTTGCGCCCCGAAAGTATGGGCGTGGGTAACTTGGGATAACGTGTTCTGACGAAGTAGTTTCTTCGCCAACTGTAGTATCGGAGAAAAGAGTATCNGGATCAGGCGTTGCAGCCGTTGCAGGTGCGAACCTAGCACCCAGCGATATGGGCGATTTGATCTTGCCCCAGTTCGGACAATGTATGCAGACATCAGGGTTTAGTTCATCAAAGGTGGCGCAGCGATACGGCCCCTTGATTAGCTCAAACTTTTCTTTTGTCAGCTCTGGAGTGTATTCATCATGTAGCTGCGAGATGTTGTGCGCGTGGCTTTCTGCGTTCTCACAATACTTAACGATAGAAAGTCCCGCTCTCCACATCGGCTCCGCTGTTTCTTTCTGACGCATCACGATGCTACGCAGCTGTTCGCACCCTCTACCTGCTTGTGTCTTTGCTAGAATGTTCTTGAAGCTAAAGATTCTGTCTGGCGGTGGTTCATAGACCTCNTCCGCTTTTTCGGGGACTGGTATCAGATCGCAGCCCAGCTGATTTGCGAGAAAATCGAAATCTACGGCGGGAGCATCCTGTAACAACTTCACAGGTACAGGCGTATCGAACTTGTAATTGTGCGTACCTAATATACGTAACACTCTTGCCGCATCCGCAGGCACTGCCGTGTCTATGAGGAACTTGTGTTCGGCGCACAAAGCCTTGAACTTCTCAGCTACCGGCTTCCAGTCCGTTATGCTTATGTCTTCTGTAAAAGCCCAGTAGGTGTGTATCCCACCACCTGAGTCCAAAAGNATAGGCTTAGGTAGGTCTAGCACACTGCAAAAACGCATTAGCTCTTGCAGTGCATGTTTCTTGCTAGTGTGTGGTTTGTCCTCCCCCACATCAATGTCAAGGAACAGAGCTTTGATATGTGAAGCATCTGTTGCCTTACGAGTGCCTTCTTCCTTGAAAGCACTCAACGCGAAATAAGCGTCCCAACCTTTGTCGTCGTATTCTGTTGCCTGTGCTGCTAACTCGTCTATATCCTCAAATGACAGCGTTCGTGTGTGTCTTTTAAGTTCTGTGTTATTGCACCAGAGAACATATACTCCTTGGCTGGGCAGAATCTTCCGCAAGAAAATTCTTGTATCCATAATTGCACCCGTAAAATTCTAAAATGTCTAACGTGTTAGACATCAAGAGACACTGCGGCAGGGGTGTCGCCACACCCTTTTCGGTATTACCTAGCCGCAGTGGGTATCCCGTTAAGTTAGTCGTCCCACTCCTCAATCAGAGCACTAACGTCATCATCGTCTGTGGGTGCAGGGGCAGACTTCTTGACAACCTTTTTAGGCTCTTTCGGTGCTGGGGCTTCTTCCTCAACAGAATTAAAGATGTCATCTGAGTCGTCATCATCCAACTCGACATCGGTGCTTTTTGTGGTATCGCTGAACGGGTTATCTGGTTGAGCCACAAACCCACCGTCCACAACACCAAAAGGTGAGCGGGACTGCATTGGTTTGAGGTCAATGACCTGTACGCCGTTAAGACGTAGGCTAACGCCGGTGCCNTGTACGCTGTACGGCACAAAAGTAAACGCAAGATTCACGATGCTACCGGAGGTCAACTGAAAGTCTGCTGGTAACTTGTTATTCTTTGCGTCCACTTGCAGAGGCGGTGTTGTCTTATCAGTGCCGTATGCTCCCTTCAACTTGGCCTTACCTAAGAACCTACCGTCCTCTTGCTTCTTGAATGGCAGTGNGAACTTGTCGGGCCAACTGTCATCNTTCTTTCGCNTGTANGCGTTCNTCATCGCTTTGTANAGTTCTTTAGCTTCTGCTTCAGTCATCAAAAACGACANGGAGTATTCGGCACCGTCATCTAGTGCATCGCACCTGACAGAGCCACCTTTGCCACCGTTAGCGCGGTTATCAAACTTGTATGTGGTATCAAGTTTTGGATACAACGCCTCTACGTTGGTCATTTGGTAATACATAAAATCTTCAGCCATATTGGTCTCCTAGTCGGCTATTTACATCGAACCCTTCCGTTACATTGAACAGCGACTCAACCACAAAACTGGTTGTGATCGCCTCTAGTACATCATCTCGGTCTACTAGCAACCTAATCGTTTCAAGTTCCTCTTCTTCTAACGCTCTTCGTGGGTAGAAAAACAGTTTTGGCACACTGCTGTTTTCGTCAAAACTAATTCTGGTGACAACCGCCATAGACGATGTGCCATGCCCACTCAAAAATTTGGCGTAAGTCTGCAAAGACATACTGCCTTTACTCGCTTCCTTTCCAAATATACTGCTGGCAGGAACCTGCAACTGATACACCGTATCGAAGTCTGACTCTTCCACGACTGCTAGTCGCTGGTAGAATCGGCAAGCCCTGCCTCCCTTTGCTCCAGAACCACGGATGTTATAAGAACAATCCATACATCTTGAGCTTTGTTTCTGATTCTCTGGCACTTCTGCCGCTGGTCTTTGTGTATCTATCGACCAGCACGTAGGGGCTTTAGCCAGCTGCGGATCAAATTCACCCGCATAGTAAGAGCGTGAGACTGGCCCCGCATCCACAATAACTACATCTAGTGTGGTGCCAGAATCGTTCTGCGCTCCTGAGAACTTACCCCCTTGAATACTTATTCGGTGCATCAGATGTCGTCATCAACGTCACCAAAATTGTCTTTCGAGTACTCTATGCCATACGTGTCAGGCGAACTTTTTTCTTTGTACCGCATCAGGGCATCTGCCACACGATCTAAGTCAAACCGCTGGGTGTGTCCTATTTTTACGTACATGTTTTCTGGTATGACCCCATCACGCGCCCACTTACGAACTGTGGATAGACTCACACTAAAATGCTTTGCTACGTCTTCGATTGGCACCAATGTATTCATTTAGACTTCCTCATCGTAAGGACATATTCAGAATCTACGTTTAGTCCTTTGGGTAACTTGTCGGGGTTATCCTCAAGAAACTGTTTTACCGCACCCTGATGCAGGCGCTTTTCAAAAAACTCTGGCACTTGTTCCTCTAGTATGAACTTGTGCATGGACTCCCAATCGTTCGTCCAGTATCGTTGCTTGACTGAACGATAGAACGTACCTGCTTCAGTCTTACCACTTTTCTGGCCTGTAGCCTTCAAGTGATCTAAAAGAACGGCCTTAATTTTAGCTTGCTTCTGCTCTAGCTCACGGTCTTCAGAGTCAAAAGCGGCTTTCAGTGCTTCACGCTTTGTTTTTATCTTGAAGAAAACCTTAGTTAACTTATCAATAGGCAGAGTGCTGCCTTCAATACTCACATCCATTCCACCCCCATAGTGGTATTTTATGGTGAAGGCTGCATGGTAATAGCAGCTTCTAGCTTATGCAAGTATTTCTTTGTACAAATCAATGATTTTTGTGTGCGTGTCGATCTTATTGTCTAGCAGTGCGTACACACGCTTTTCGATGTGCGATCCTTGTAACTGCACGACTGTGCATTTGTGATCTTGACCCGCTCTGTGGATACGAGCATTCGCCTGTGCATAGGTTTCGACAGAGCTTGTTGGCCCCCACCACACTATTGTGTTAGCGGCAGTCAACGTCACACCATGTGCTGCTGCCTGTGGCTGAATCACCAGCACCTTGGGGTCACTTTTTTCTTGGAAGTCTTTGAAGATTTGTGTGCGATCTGTTGCTTTGACCGCCCCGCTAATCACTTCTGTAGTGATCTTGTCACCGCGTAGCTTGTCGGCAAGCAGCTTAATGGTGTGTTTGAACGGCACAAATATCAGAACTTTTTTACTTGATTCGTCTATGACCTCACGCAACACTTTGTAGCGGTGTTTGATGTCGAACTCTAAAGTCTCGCCGCCATCTGTGTAGACCGCACCAGAACTTATTTGGAGGAGCTTGTTCATGTTCACGGCTGCGGTATGCGTGGTGATCTCCTCGCCAGCCGCCTGCATAATCATTTTGTCTTTCAGTTCTTTGTAGTATTTATTCTGCTGCCGGGTCAGTTCAACTTCTCGTTTCGTGTAAACAATGTCAGGTAAGTCTAAGCACTCTTCTTTTGTAAAACGTATCGCGGGTTGTAATGCGTTGAAGACAGTCTCGGTGGCATCGGGTTTAGGTATCCACTTGAAGTTAGTCACTTTGTACATGACCATATCTCTGAACGACCCGTAAAAGCGGGGTACAGCTTTCGGGTTAACAAGTTTTGCTAAGCCGTAAGCATCAACTGGACTCTGAGCCGCAGGCGTACCTGTCAACATCCAAAGCCACTTGTCGGGGCCAAGCAATCTGTTCAGTGTCTTCCACCGCTTCGTCTGTGAGTTCTTGTAGTGTGTGGCTTCGTCAACAATTATTAGATCGAACCCACCTGCTGCCACCTCGTCTTCTACTATCTCCACCCCGTCGTAATTAATTATTACAAACTCAGCGCTACTGTTGATTACTTCGGCACGTTTCTTAGCAGAGCCGTAGGCAATATCTACGGTGCGGTGCATCGCAAAGGTAAAGAGATCTTCTTTCCACGCAGAGTCCATGATCGACAACGGACAGATGATAAGCACACGATTGATCTTGCCTTGGTTCATCAAGAAGTCTGCTGACCAGATTGCACTGGCTGTTTTGCCGGTGCCTTGTTCGTTGAAGCAAAACGCACGTTTGTTGAGAGTTAGGAAAGAAGAGGTAGTTTTTTGATGGGCAAACGGCTGATGTTTACCCGTCCATTTGTATCGCCCTTCTATAGGGGACGGTGCGTTTATGCCGAGGTTTTTGAGCACATGAGTTTCGTCAATACCCCAATTAACCACTACTTTGTTATCAGGTAGTGCTTTACTCTTAGGTATGACCTGCGTGACTTGTTGCTCATTGCGGAGTCTGAGTAATAAGGCTTTGTTATCTATGACTCTCA